ATATGGAACTATTTTAGGTAGTAATCCTTTTACTGGTAGTGTTAAAATATTTGATCCTTCTTTGTTTGTTATTAAGAGAATAGCGCAAGACTTAGATAATATAACAACTCTTACTGACAGTGAAAGTTTAAATGATTATAATTTAACCTTAATTCAAGAAAGATTAAACTATAATAACACTAACTGGTCATCAGATTTAAAGAAGTTAAGAGAAAATTATATAAATGCTTTATTTTTTCCAGCAGCGCAAGGTGTAAATTTAAATTCACAGACTACCTCTTTTGATATTAGAAATTCTACTTTTAGTTTATTTAGTATAATTGATAAATTACTAAAAGTTAAAAAAGAAATTAAACTTGCTTTAATGACAAAAACAATTTTCGGTTCTTCAGAACCTTTATTATTTAATCAAAATAGTAGTATTCAAAATATAAATTCAAAATTAGAAATACAATTAAGAAATATTTTAGATGATTTAGTTAACAATAACACTATAACAAACTACAATGTTAGAATACCAAGTATAGTAGATGATCAAACTATATTAGATGCACAAAATTATATTATTAGAGGAACAATAGCTTTACAGTTTAACGAAAACAATAACTTTGATATTATAAACATTGAATTAGCTGATATACTAAATGAGATAAGTTTACTATCAGGTTCTTCTGCAGAAGCAATTACTGAAGCGCAATTTTAAGGAGATACGTAAATATAATGAATGACTTAGATACACCAATTAGTCCCGATCAAGTAAGAAAAGATGGTCCAATACAGGTTTCAAATGTAATGAAGGATGACTTTGGGTTTGAAATCCCAGTAGAAAGTGTTCCTTTGCCTTCAAGAGGTATTATTTATCCAGATGACGGTGTTATTCACGGATGTGATACAATTGATATTAAACCTATGACAGCAAGAGAAGAAGATATTCTTACTAGTAGAGCTTACATTAAAAGTGGTACAGTTCTAACAAAATTGTTAGAATCATGTATTATAGACAAGAGAATTAAACCTGACTCACTCATTTCAGGCGATCGAAATGCTTTGCTTGTTTCACTTAGAATTACAGGTTACGGTGCTGATTATGACGTTGAAGTTGATTGCCCAGAATGTGGAACAAAGAGTAAACAATCATTTAATCTGGCAGATCTTGAAATTAAAAGACTCGAAGTTGAGCCAGTTGAAAGAGGACAAAACTTATTTGAGGTTAAACTTCCCGTAACAAAGAAAAATGTACGAGTTAAGTTTTTAACAGGCTCAGATGAGCGTGATATGATGATTACTAGTGAAAGAAGAAAAAAGAGCGGAATGAAGATAGAGTCAGCAATTACTGATAGACTTTCTCGATCTGTTGTTTCTGTCGAAGGTGTTTCTGATAAAAATAAAATTAATTTCTTTGTTAAAAATTTGCCTGCACGTGATTCTTTAGCACTTAGAAGATTTTTAGATAAGCATGAGCCAGGAATTATCATGAAGTCTTGGATGAGTTGTCCACATTGTCACGAGCAAAGTGAGGTAGGCCTTCCTATGGGTGCCGCGTTTTTTTGGCCTGACACCGAATGATAAAGATTTATACTTAGAGCAAATATTTGCTTTAGTATATCACTTAGGTTTCACCTACAAAGATGCATATTCTTGTCCTGTTTGGCAAAGATTTTGGTTTATAGGTAGATTAAAAAAGGAGTTTGAAGAAGCAAAACAGCAGCAATCTAATGGTTATTCTACATCACAAAGAAATACAAGTGGTGCAAGATCTTTTAGGAAGTCTTTTGGATGAGAATATATATATAATAGATAATCGATTAATTAGGCAACGTTATGAATTTACAAAAAGAAAAACTATTGCACTATATCGCTGCACAATATATTGTAGGTGAAGACATTAATGTGTCTATTAATGCCAATGATGCACAAATAGACTGTCTGTATGAACTTTTAAATGTTTCAAAAAAGCTTAAAGATGCTCTTGACGAACAAACAGACTATGAATTAGCATGTGTATTAGCAAAACAAAAAAAGAGTGTAGCAAAAAAGTTTGAAAATTTAACAGGCATTACTTGGAGACTCTAGTATGTCTGAGTCATTAGAACTACAAGTCCAATACGCACAGCAGCTTCTTCAATCAATTAATTTAATTGTAGAAAATGGACAAACAATTAGTAACTCTTTTGAACAGCAAATACAGATTTCTCAAAATTTAAATAGATCTTTAACACAGTTTAGTGATAAATATGAGAAAATGTCTGGCAACTTTTTTGAAACTGCTCAAAAAATGCAAAAAGCATTTTCAGGTAATATAATACCTGAGCAAGCAAAAATTGGTAAAGATATAGAAAAGTCCTCACAAAATGCTGTTAATCAAGCAGAAAGTGCACGAACATCATCACAGCAACTGGCTGATGATACTAAAAAAAGAACAAACTTAAATAATTCACAAGTTTCAATGTCTAAGAAAAGAGATGAAGCAACAAAAAACTATTCATACAATAGCAAACGATGGTTAATTACAGACGCAATATTTAAAACTATTGATAAAAAGTCAAAAGAACTTATTGCAGGGTTTAATCGTCTAGATATTGTTAAAAGAGCAATAGGCTCAAAAGGTATAACTTTACTTGTTGATATTCCAAGATTAATAATAACAGGGCTTTTTAAAGTTGTAGGATCAATTATAGGATTAGTGTCTAATTTTTTTAAGTTGTCAATGGCATTACCTTTTATGGTAGCAGAAAAAGCTGTTGAAATTGGTAATGCATTTAGACAAGATATTATTGAGACTATTGGAAATGCATATCAATCAACAAAAGAATACTCAGACGCTAATTCTTTAATTGGAAAAGGAATATCAAAAATAAGAGCAACTGCAGTTGGTGCGCTTAAAACTTTTGAAAACCCAAGATCGTTAATGGTAAAGATGTTTGGGGAAGGAGCCGCAGGCGCTGCAGCTTTTTTGTCGGAAATATCTAAAGCAATAGATGATATGGGAATGGTTGCAGAAACTATAGGCCCACAGGTAACTAATAGTTCAGAAAGTGCTGAATATCTTTTAGTAGCAATGAGAACTTTAGGTATAAGTTCAAAAGATCTTTCTTATTATGCATTAGATACTAGTGTTAATTTAGGCAATATTGCTACAACTTTAGACAGTGTAAGAGCTACTACAGAACAAGCAGCTGATGAATTTGGTGTAGATACAAAACAAGTTCTTGTAGGTTTTCATAAACTAAGAACAAACATTAAAGACTTCGGTCACTTATCAAACCAAAACTTAGCAAGAACTGTTGCTAAAATGCGTCAATTAAATGTAGGTGCTGAAGATCTTGTCAGCATATTTAATAAGTTCACGTCTTTTGACGATGCTGCAAAAACATCTGCAATGTTATATCAGTCTTTTGGAATGAGTATAGACGCTTTAGACTTATTAACAGCACGAAACCCAGAAGAAATTGTTAATAACTTTAGAGATGCAATGTTTGCAACAGGTAGAGATTATCAAGACTTAAATAGACATGAAAAGCAATTAATGCAAACTACAACTGGTATGAATGATGCAATGTTAAAATCTTTAATGACATACCAGAATATGGGACTTTCTTACGAAGAAGCAAGACAAAAAATTGCAAATGACAACCCAACAAAAAAACAAATTGATGCAATTAAAAGTTTGACTTCCTCTGTAAAAGAAATACAGAAAGTAATGACATTTAAAAGTCCTTTTGAAGCATTTATTAAAGGACTTGCAAAAAATGGTGCTTCATCTGCAAAAGTTCGCTCAGTTGCTATGTCTTTGAGTAAATTATATGAAGACATATATTTGTTTGGCTTGAATTTAGATAAAGGTATGATACAACAAATTACTGCGCCTATAATAATGATTGTTCAAAAAGTAGATAATGTTTTTAAAAGCCAAAGTTTTAAAGACACAATTTATCAAGCAACATCAATTACATCAAATCTTATAGGTTTTGTAACACCTCAAAAGTTCAAAAGTGAAAATAGAAAAAAAGTTGATAGTATACTTGATGTTTTAAAAACAACAAACACAGCAATGCTTGACTCTGATCATGTAAGAAGAGCTAAACTTAGAGAAAAGACTAAACTTGCAACTAAATTAATGTTGGCAAACAAAGACACAGCACAACTTTTAAAAGACAAAGGAATAATAGATGTTTTAAAAGACAAGAATATTCCTTTAGAAGTTGCTTTAAAGCACATACGTGAAGTTTCTAGTGAAGTTAAGTCTAAAAAAGGCAAAGCATTAATGGACAATATTATTGATGACTTACAAGAAAATACTTTTAATATATTTGGTGACATAATATCTTCAAAGCAGTTTGAGGATAATGCAGGAATTCGTGGTCAAGTAAAAAGAACTTCTGATGATATGAAAAAATTATTTAAAGAAGGTGGAGGTTTGTTTGGAAGTATTTTTAGACTTGGCGGTAAAATAATGGGAAGTATAATTAAAGGTGCAGCGATTGCAGTATCAGTATTTTTTAACTTGCTTACATCATCTCTTGCTGAAACTGAGAATCCTAATAGCCCTATGATGAAGTCTTTAAGAAATTTAGGGTTTGATATAAACAAAGACTTTACAATTCTAGATTGGTTAGGCATATCAAAAAAAGATCATGAAGACTTAGTATCAGAAATAGCATCAGCTTGGACAGGATTTTCGTGGCAATCACATAAACTTTTTGCTGCGGGTAGTGTTGTTGTTAAAGAACTCTACAGTATGTTTTCAAGTTTAGCTGTAAGCTTAATAGGTGCTTTTGCAAGAGTTATAGTTGTGGGATACGATAATTTAAACGCAGCTCAACAAGCTGCAGTTAGTGCTTTGTTTGGAAAACAATTAACAGAATTTAGAGATGCAGCTGCAATGAAAGGATTCGGATCAGGTAAAAGAGGGGTTGCAGACTTAAGCATTACTTTGACACAAAGAAAAAAGCAAGCTAAAGAAGAAGAAGGTTTTTTTGGCGCCGGCGGTTATTTTGGTATGATTGTAGGTGGAGAATTTATAGCTGGTCTTGAAGGTTCAAAAAAAATGATGTCTGAGTTAAAAAAATCTCTTAAAGGTGACTTAGGAGAATATTTTGTAAAAGGAAACCCTTATTACGATCAATACCAAGAGACTGTTGAACTTTTAGATAAAGTCGAAAATGATACTTATCTTGATGGAGACAAGAGAAAGTTTCACTATGCTATGTACGCTTTAGATGCTATAAAAAAATATAAAGCTTTAAGCGAACTGATGTCGCCAAGTGGAGTAAAATCTTCTCTTGACGGTCTAAAAGAAAAGTTGTACGAAGAGGGAAAGTCTAAATACAAGTCTCCATTTACTTTTAGAAAGCAAAGAGAAGCTCTTTACGGCAAATTAAGCAAATATAGACAAGACAACAAATTAGATAGTAATGAAGAAATTCATTTAAGAATGAAAGGTGTACATTCTTTTGGATTTTTTAGCGAAAAAATAGCAAATAGTGCTTATGTTAAAGCTTTAGAAAGAGTAAATAATAGAAATAATAATTCTCCATCTTTATCAAGTAGTAAATATCTAGGAGCCATTCAGGCAAAAATAGATAAAAGTGCTGTGAAAGTAAAAGATGGCGCTTTAACTTCAATTCTTGCTAGCAATGGATTAAAATTATTCACTGAAGATGGTAAAATTATAGTGCCACATACAATGGACGAATTAATCAATCTTTCAGGTGACGATAAAGCTAGTCTAGTAAATGTTTTTGCAAACATCGGATCGACTTACGCTCAGGTTTCAAGCGCAATTGTTACAATTAATGAAATTAAAAAAGAAAAAAGAAAAAAAGCTTCTATTACACAACTTGTTAATAAAGCGATTGAAGTCATTGAAGTTTATAGCGAAAAAATTGAAAATAGTAAAGTAGAGTTTGTATAATGAGCACTGAAATAATGGGTCAAGTAGAGCTAGCAAAAAGCTTAAATGAAATGCTCAGTCAAATAAATTCAAAAATGAATGCATATGCATCTTCTGCAAGAGACCAAGCAACATATGCAAGTCAAGTCACTGAATCTTTTAGACAGTCAGCACAGACATACGAAAAAATTACAAGCTCTTCTCAAAATATATCAAAAACAGTTTTACAATTTTCAACTCAAATTGAAAAGTCTCTTAACAATAATAAAGTTGTTAACTATTTTGATGAATATTCAAAAAGCATGGAAAACGTTAAAGAGAAATATGAATCAGCTTCTCAAGCATCAAAAGATTTAACAGATGCTGCAGACGATGCAGGTAAAGCTGCAACAGAAAATATTAAATCTTTTGATGCAGCTTTTAAATCAAATAAAGAAGGACTTGAAAAGTTATACAAAGCAAATAAAACAAACTTAAATAGTTTGTCTAAAATGAATAGCTCTCTCGGAGAACTAACTAAGTCTCATAATGAGTTTGTTAAAAAATCAGAAGAAGCTGCTAGTGCTAGCAACAAATTTGCAAAAGCTTTAAAAATGGCTACTGTTGGAGCTATAGGCTTTTTAAAAATTCTCGGTAGTATGGTTGGCTTGCTGAGTAATTTTTTTAAAACTGCTATGACGTTACCTTTTATGGTTTTAGATAGAGTTGCTAAATTAGGTAATGCTTTAAGACAGGATATTGTAGTCACAATTGGACAAGCAGCTGAAGATTCAAAAGAATTTTTTGATTCTCTTTCTTCTATTGGTCGAGGAATTAAAAGAGTTGCCAATATAGGAATTGGTATGCTTAAAACTTTTGAAAATTATAATTCATCTGCTGTCAAGCTTTTTGGTGAAGGTGCAAGCGGTATTGCAAACATGGTAAAAGAGACAACTGAAAGTATAAAGAATATGGGACACTATTCAGAATACTTTGCTCAAACTATAACCAAAAACAAAGAAGCACTGTTTCACTATACTAGAATTAAAAGAATAATGGGATTAACAGCTGAACAAGAAGCTTACTATGCACAAGATGCAGGAATACAATTAAGAAACGTAAGTAGTTTAGTAGGGGAAATTGCGATTAAAGCAAATGAAGTTGGTAAAGAATATGGCATTGACAGTAAAAGATTAATGCTTAATTTTAATAAACTAAGAGTAGATATAGCTTTGTTTTCTCATCTTTCAAATGATGAACTCTTAGGTATGACAGCGCGACTAACACAGATGAAAGTGTCCGTAGAAGATGCTGCAAATGTTTTTAAGAAATTTAATACTTTTGAAGACGCAGCAAACTCTGTTGCAATGCTTTCTCAAACATTTGGCATGAATCTCGATGCCATGGACATAATCCAAGCCAATAGTCCAGAAGATATTATAAACATGTTTAGAGACGGAATGATTGCAACTGGAAGGACTTTTGATGAACTTAATAGGTTTGAAAAAGGAATTCTTGCAGATCAAACTGGCATGACTCAAGAGAGTCTTAAAGCTTTAATGACATTACGTGATAAAGGTTTAACTCATAGTGAAGCTGTAAATGCTATGAAAGACCAGACACCAGAGGCACAGCAACTCAAAGCTATTAAAGAACTATCATCAGCTATGAAAATGCTTCAAAAAGTTATGAATTTTAGTAGTCCTTTTGAAGCATTTTTAAAAGGTTTAGGCAAAAACTCAGCTGCTTCTAAAAGTGCAAGAAAAGCATTTATGTCTTTGAGCAATACATATCAAATGATTCATGACTTTGCTTTAAATCTTGATAAAGATACAGTTGATGCATTAACTGAACCTGTTATATTAATTGTTAATATAATGAGAGACATTTTCAATTCTTCAGCTTTTAAAGGTGGATTAGTATCTTTAGTTCAGTCTTTTGGAGATATTGCAACTTATGCTTTTGGAATTACAGACGTTGACAAGATTTACTATGAAGTCAGAGAAAGTGTTTTAAATAGAGACAAAAGTAAAAATGCCCAATTTGTTACAGATTTAAACAACATGGAAAAAAGTTTTGCCGCTGGAAGTAAAGCTAAAGAGTTATATACTGAATATAAAAAGAAGTATAAAGGCAAAGTAAGTGGTGATATGTTTTTGTCTTTCTTAAAAGAATTTAGAAGACAGGGTGTAAATAATCCTCAAATAAATGCTGAATATGAAAAATTAGCAAAAGAATTTGGCGACAAGTATAAGTTTTCTTCTTTAGATAGAGTTGAATCTAATGCTGATGGTAGTTATATGGTTTCGACAGTTGAAGATCGGCTTAAAAATTCTCTCGATGCAAATAGCGATAATTTTGCCAAGTTTTTTGATCTTTCAGGTTCAGTTATGGGTGGTATTATTAAAGGTGCAGGTATATTTTTGGCTGCGGGTTTAAATACTATAACAGATATTTTAAAAAATTCTGGCGAAATGTCGCTTGTTGATCAAGGAAAAACATTCTTTGAGTCATTTTTTGATTGGCAACCTGGTGAGTTAGATCAACTATTAGACGAAGTAATTTCTGCTTTTACAGGTTTACTAACTCAAACAGACAAGATAACATCAATTGGAGGCTGGTTTTTAGGACAGTTTGCAGACTTAACTGCAGCTTTAGCAGAAACTTTTTGGTTTGCGCTAAAAGGTGTTGGAAGAAGAATACTGCCAGGATTCTTTGGAAAAATGTCAATTTCAGATGTTCTTTATAATAAAAAAGTAGGTAAAAAAGGCTTTACAGAAAGAGATATGATAAAAAAGCAAAGAGGACGCGGAGGTGTTGATGCAGGTAGTTTTGATGCCAGCGATCAAGCTTCACAAGAAAGTTTTGCTTTAAAATTAGGAAATGTTCAGGCACTGGCAACACCCGGGTCTGAAATTGCAAAGGCAGCTAAAAATTTAGAAAGCAAAGCTATAAGAGATGATATTGGTCAAGAAGACTATAAACTTTTAACTATGCTACAGGCAGTAGCAGGTTATGACGATATAACACCAGCAGCAATGTCAGCATTTGCTGATACTGATGAAGGTCGTCGAAAGAGAAAAAAAAGAATGAATGCTTTTGATCAATTTATTTATTCACAATTTATAAGACAAGCTAATAGCTCACAAGTTCTTTATGATCATGTAGAAGAAGCGTTAAATAAAGACAAAAACAGTTTTATTCACCCAAAGATTAAAGACAGTTATTTAAATATGTTGAGCAACTACGCGCAGGGTGTTGGGAGAATTGTTAATGCTGATTCATTTGAAGACATCGGCATCGATAGGAATAACAGTACTTATTTGCAAGAAGCAGCAAGATTCATGAAAAATTCAGCAGCATATTCAAGTGATAGTGATAAAAATTTTATGGCTACTCAAGTTCATGCTCTTGTAGGTGAATCTATATCTACAGTTATTAGTCAGTTAGAAAAGACAAATCCAAATATTCCTAGCCAAGTTAGTACTGCTAATACTATTATATCAGGACTCGATGGTCAGTATTATAACAGACGACTCGACGAAAATGGTCTTGGCTTTATGAAAGCATTTATGAATTTCTATCCAGAAAGATCAGCTTTATTGCAAGATAGAGAAATTGTACAAGACGCTATGGTTGCAAAGCCTGGAGGGGCAATAGATACAATATTTAACAACTTAAAATCAATGACAGGATCAGCAACACAAGCATCATCAAACATTACAAGCTTATTTGATGAAAACAAAGTAGTTGCTAATACAGGAAGCATAGAAGAAGAGCATGCAGCTGCAAGTAAAAAATTTGATGAGCTTAAAGAAATAGCAAAAAGCAAAAAGAACGAAGTAGTAGTTCAATTAGAAAAGCTAGCGCATGATTTAATTAAAAATGGTAATTTAAGATCAAGTTTGTCAAGACATGATATTGTTTCACGTGACACACTTTATTTCTCTGGTGAAAGTACTAATTCTTCAAGTGGTCAAGATGGTCGACCAAGTGTTTTTGCAAGTGATCCGTATCCAGAAGGTGAACTTGGTTAAGAAAGTTTATTATGAAAGAAATTGATGTAATAGAAATTATAAATAATTTAAAGTTAACTGAGTCGTTAGCAAAGTCTTTTGCAAAAAAGTCAGGAATTGACGAAGACAAAATTAAACTTTACCTTGATGAAAAAATTAAACAAAGAATAAATAATATTGGGAAGTCTTTTTCATCAGGTGATATGAAGCCAGAAGAATTTAATAAGTTACGACGTTTATCTGACGTTGATATTTCTCAAATTAGTGATAAAATAATCAAGGATAAATAAAAATGGCTACTAAATACATTCTAGACCCATCTGGTGAAGTTATTATCGAAAAGACTGACGAAGGTTTCGATAGAGGTTTTGGAGCAAAAGAGTTTAATGAAGGAGTGTTTTCAGAAACTAAAAAAACAAATAGTGATTTAATATCTAATAACGCTAATACTGGTGTCACGTTTATCTCAAAAAACAATCCTATTACTCAAATAGAAGAAATATCAAGAGAATCTGCGAGTCAAGCAATTTACGCAACATCAGACTTTAATGTTGAACTTGGTTTTAGCCCGTTTAACCCAAACAATCAGGCTGGAAACGAAAGTGTAATCGGCTCTAGTCCTAATAGCAACTCATTTGGATTTGTCGACGATCAAACAGGATCAAAAGATTCTTTTAAATCAATGTATCATTTTAGTGATACAACTAATAACGGTGAGCCTAGACTCTTTGCAAAAGAATTTGAAATGCTTACTGGTTATGTTTTTAGTGATAAAGATACTTTTTTTGGAAGTGATTTTGTTTTCTTGTTAGAATATTTTGCTGAAATGATAGCTATACTAGGAACGTTGGAAGCAATTACGTTGTTAAACGAATTGTTAAACGATAATGTGTCAGTCGATACAAGACTTGTTGAAAAATATAACTTAAGGCTAGGAAAATATTCAATTGTTGAATTTGATATATTTAGTAAATATGTTTTTGACGTCTTAAATTATCCGAAAGATCACTCAAATTTTCTTAAAAGAATTACGGCATTTTTTGTTGGTGTCTCAGAATGGTTTTCACCAGATGCTGCAATTGATATAAATAAAATAGTTGAAGAAACAAATAGAATTCAGGCCGGAACAAGAACAAAAGAAAACTTTTTAGATCTTCTCGGTATTCAAAATCAATTTGCCTTAGCCGGTGGACTAGTAGCATCTTTGCTAAATATTGCAATTGCAGCACTTGACTCTTTATTTACGAGTTTGACATCTTCTTCTGGACAAAAAAGACTTTTTCTATTAATGAAAAAGTTTAAACAAGAAGCAGCTTGGAAGTCTGAGTTATTTGCAAAAAAGAAAAACGAAGAATTAGAGTTTTTTGTTTCAATGGATTATTATTATACAAGATTCGCAATTGAAAGAATGCATATAGGTTTAAAGCTACTAAATAGATATGCCTATAAAAAAACTTATTTAAATCCTGCAGAACCACAAAGTCCTTTAACCAGAGTCTCAGGTAACAGAATGTCAGTATTAGAACAAGATCTATTTGGCTTTAGTGAATCTGGGGAGATGAATGATCGGTATATGTGGTCAACAAGTATGTCTGATAAGCCTGGTGAATTTCCAGGATCAAAACCTGGCATGACAACTAGATTAAGATCTTTGCCTAACTTATTAAACCTTTCTTATAATTTTCGGCTTTATCTAACAGAGTCTGGAGAAAATCAAATACCTGCTAGTATATCACAAAACTTTTATGTAAATAAAAAAGAAGATAGACACAAAAGAAGACTTCCAAAAGAAATTGTAAGGAAAATAGAAGACTATTTGGAGAGTGAATATGTACCTTTTTATATTCATGATGTAAGAACAAATGAAATTTTAAGCTTTCATGCATTTATAGAAAGCATATCAGATTCATTTAATCCAGAGTACAACTCAGCAAGTGGTTTTGGCAGAATTGATGACGTAAAATCTTATATAAAAACAACTAGAAACATAAATCTTTCTTTTACGATTGCAGCAACTTCTGAAGAAGATCATGATTTCATGTGGTATCAAATCAATAAACTTGTCACACTAGTATATCCACAATGGTCAGAAGGTTATGCAGCAAATACAAACGAAGGTGAGCAAAAATTTACTTATCCTTTTACACAAGTTCCAACAGCTTCACCTCTCGTAAGAATTAGACTAGGTGACGTTTTAAAAAGCAATTATAGTAGATCTTCTCTAAGTAGAATATTTGGTGTATATGAGTCTTTAGATGACAATTCTGACATTCATGAAGAGTTTGACGCTGATGATGCAGTATACCAACTAAATGCTGGCTATTATGCTATAGAACCTAAGTCTGTAGATCTTTTTGGTATTTCTTTTATTGATGGCGGCAAATTAGAAGAAAAAAGCTACGTTAAAATTGATGACCCAGTTAAAGTTAAACTAGTAAGTTCAAACGACAATCTTGGAAGTTCTATTGTAGTCAGTATTATACAACAAGATGAACTAGAGCCTTCAGGTGATAGAGGAGGTGCGCCTAAAAGTCTTTTAGACAAAAACTTGTTAGTTAGTAAAAGCAAACTTATAAAAATAAACTCACACAGTACAAATATAAAAACTCTTGGGGCAACTCCAGAAGATCGTAATTCTATTATGAAACCTTTTAAGACAGTCGATGGTGATGAAAACTCTTTAACAAGTAATAATCCAATAACAGCTTCTTATGAAAGTGGAATGAGTCGAGGTATTGCCGGATTTATCACACAACTAGACATGAATTACGGTGATAGTAATTGGGAAACAACAAGAATTGGATCAAAAGCTCCTATGCTTGTTAAGGTAACAATTAACTTTGCACCAATACATGATATTGTACCTGGTATAGATCATAATGGAATGATGAGAGCACCTGCTTATAATGTAGGCAGAGTTAACAATGCATTTTTTGGAGATCCACATGACGGTGAAGTTAAAAACAGTGGTATACAAAATGCACTTATAAAACTAAGAGATCTTGAAAATAGTAGATATAAAAAAGGTTAAAGAATGATTATTGACAGATACGATATAAATGGTAAAAGTGTAGCAAATATGCTATATCACTTAGTTAATAATGATCTTATTGTAATTAAAGATAAAGTAGTTGCTGATGGTTCAAAAAGATTAGATCAATATGCTTATGAATACTATGGTGAAAGTCTTAATTGGTGGATAATTGCTGCTGCTAGTGGAATTGGGTGGTGGTTTAATTTAACAAAAAATGAAGGTAGCGGTGAAAACGTTAAAAGTGGAGTTATACTTTATATTCCTGAATTATCAGAAGTTCAAGCTTTAAAGAGTAGAGGAGTATAAATATGAGTGGTAGTCAATCACTTTCACAACCTTTTGTAAGACTTTCAAATATACAAAAATATACGCCTATGTTGTCAGGTGATGATGTCATGCGTAAAATGCTTGAGCCACAGACTTCGCAAAGTACACAAGCTACTCAGAAAACTAGTTTTTTTGAATCTTGGTCAAGCTCTGGTCAAAAATTTGAAGCTGCTGATATAGAAAAACTAAAACAAATATCTGCACAAGTTTTAACTACAGTTTTCCACACAATGACAACAAACGCAGCAACGACAAAAGAAATACTTGAAACAATATACGATCAATGCAATAAATTTGTTATAGAAAATGGAGCACCTTTAGACAAACAAGTAGATTATAAAGAATCAATTATTGCGTATATTTCTCAATATATAAAGTTTGTGCATGAAGACTATAAAATAGTTACTGATTTTAATGGTTCTGGTCCACCCACTTCAACCCTACTCTCAGATACAAACTTTTGCATCAAAAAACTAATGCCGCAAAAAAAAGATGTAACTATTAATAGTAAACCTTTTAAATATTTTAAACATCAAGAACAGTTTGGCTTAATTGCATATGACAAAGATCTTGAAAGAAATGAAGAAGTAACATTATTTACAGATTCTACTTTAAAAAGAGACAAAATTTTTACTGTTAAGAATGTTGTAGAATCAAAGCTAAAAGAAAATATAGGAGATAAAACTCGAGGAGACGTTGACGCTGAAGGTAATATTACATTATCATATTTAAATAAAGTTGATAGTAGTGGTCAACTGCAAATGGGTAAAGATAATACAAGTTTGTCATATATTTTAATGAACAATCCTCAAATTAGAACTGGTACAAAAAACAGTTTAGAAATTGCAACTTTTTTAAATAACTTAAGTACATTTGAACTTAGTAAATGTTACCCTTATCTTGATGTAAAGTTTTTATTACCTGAATTTGTAACAACAAAAAGCAGCAAAATATACAAAACAGCATCTGTAACTAGTTTTCTAAAAGGATCACCTATTTCTGACGATGCAATTGGGCAGACTTATAAAGTCTTAGAAGCTTCTTACATAAAAGAAGATGCCAAGACTCTAGATAAAATTATTAGACAACCTGCCGTTGAAACAAACCTATCAGCTTTTACAATGCCTCAGACAGCTGTAAATTTTGATGAAACTTTTGTAGGTCATCAAGAGTCTTATTCAGACTCAGAAAACCAAATTGTTAAAGCATCTTCAGGAATATTTGAAAGAAACAATATTGTTCATGACTACACAAAACCTTTTTTAACAATTAAAAGTTTTAACGTTGATATTGCTCCAACTGCTGGCCTTATGTCTTTTAAAACAGGCAGACTTTCAATGATTTTGCATGACAAAACAAGAATGGCAGATATTGCACCTTTTATAAAACCAGATCTTTTTGGATCTTTTGGCGCAGAAATTGCAATTCAGTACGGCTGGTCACATATGGATGCAATGTCGAACATGAAAAAGACTCTAGAAGAAACTTTTAAGTTTGGAAAAGATACAAACTATTTTGCAGAGTTTTTAGATACAAATAAGATTTACGAAAAATATATTGTAACAAATTCTTCTTATAGCATTGATGCAAACGGTCAAGTGAATATAGATCTTTCAATAGCAATGAAAGGCCCAATTGAAATAAGATCAATTACTTTTGAAACAGACCAACCTAAACTAATTGGTACAAAACAAGTGGAAAGACGTGCTAACAGACTTATTAATCAAATTAACCAATTAGCTGGAATAAATAAAAACGGTAAACCAGACAAAAGCAAAGCTATAAAAGGCTTTACTTTTGGAATAGGACAAATAACAAGTAAAGTACAAGCTGTTGTTAGCGAATTTAATGCTAACACAGATCCAAAGAAAAAAGGCAAACTGCAGACCATTAGCACAATTTTAAAAGTTCATGGGCAAGTTAGAGAAAAATGGAGGAGTTCAAAGGGTAATACTTCTAAAACTAGACTTTTTTATACTTTATACGTTATTCAACAACTTATTGGAAATGGTGCGATTCAGTATAAAAATGAAGCTGGAAAAATTGTAAATGTAGGATCTCTAGAAGGTAATTTACAAGAAAAAGCAGCTTTGTTTGCAGGTGAAGAATCTGCAACAAAGAAGACTGCCAAAGCAGCAACAGCAACAGCAACAACTTCAACACCCGCAACATCAACACCTGCTACAGCACCAGCTGCAGCACCAGCTAAGTCGACTACTTTGTTAAGCTCTACAGTTCCAGATAGTGATATTGCAAAATTAAATAGCTGGTATAATAGTTTTATAAGACTTGTTAATAGTGCTAACAATGCTGTTTCAAGAAGTAGAAGAGATTTAAATCAAACAATAAAGACTTTATTGACTAAGTTTACTGGTGGGCTAAGTGTTGAAGATCCTTTTTTTGATAAGCAAAACTTTTCCGATATTGAAATGATTAAAGATAAATCAGTCAAAGCTGAATTTGAGTTAGAAAGCAAATTATATTGTACAACTATAAAAGGAATTGATATTGCACCTTCAGGCAATAAAAACTTAACAAAGTATGTAAGCTTAGGAAATTTTATTCTTGCTTTGTTAGGATCACATACAGCTTATACAGGAAAGTTTGATGAAATTCAAATAATAAGTTATACACTTAACAGTCATGCAGGATTGGCAGCAAACTCAAACATTTCTTCACTTTTAATTGACAAAGAACAGCTTGAAAGTTTTATATATGAGCTATTTTCTAACGGAGCTCAGTATACTTTAGAAAGTCTATTTATGCAAATTGTTAAAAAGTTTGTCACGACTAGATTTTGTGTAAACTACGGATTAAGCGATTTTTATACACTTGACGAAAATAATAATGTAGTTCCTAAAGGTGAAAAAAAACCTAGTGAGTTTGAAGTTAACGTCAACGAAAGAATTCAAAAAATTCATGAATATAGACAAAAAAGATATAGTGGAAGTGCAAGTCTTGTAAGAAATATTAAATTTGTAATGCCAAAAATAAAGTTTTTATTTGATTCAATGACACGTGAATCCGGTGAAATAACTGTATTAAGAATATCAGTAATCGATCAAAATGACAATCCTTTTCAATCAACACAACAAATATTAACCAATATAAGCGAAAATGGTTTGCAAAGCGCAATATATGATATAAACAAAAGATTTATAGAACTCAAATCAAAAGCAAAAGAAGGTGTAAGAGACATAGATAAACAAAAGCATGAGTATATTCAAAAAAACGAAGAAGTTTTTAAAATGCTTGAGCGAGAAGGAATTATTGTAAAATCACCAAAAGGTGAATATGTCTTAAAAAGTTCTATAAACGAAGGTGACCTTTCTGTAGGAATTAAAAATAATTTAAAAACAATGATGCCTTCAATAACTTATGGAACAAACAATTCAGCAGTTCTTGAAGCCAGTGTATCAACAATAAATGAAGCAAAGCTTAATACTGTTTACATAACAAGACCAAATAGAAATTCTGCTCCGATAAAATCAAAAGTAAAATATGCGCAAGACTTACCTTTAAGAATTTTACCTTCGCAAGTTAATGTTACTATATTTGGTTGCCCTTTTATTAATTTTGCGCAATATCTATTTTTAGACTTCGAGACAAATACAACAGTTGATAATCAATATATTGTTACAGGTCTTAAACACGATATTACACCAGGTAAGTTTACAACAACACTTACTTTGGCATATGGTGATGCATATGGAAAATATGAGACAATTGTTGATACACTTAATAGAGTGCAAAAAGAAATAGAAACAGGTGAAGTTGTAACTGATAAAACTGTTATTACAAAAGAAGGTGTATCTGTAATAGCAGACGTTAAAACTGAATATGATTTGACAAACTCACTTAAAATTGAAAAGCTCTTTCCTAAATTATCTGAAGCTGACGAAAAAGCTTTAGGTTGGCATAGCGCTGATTCTATAAGTATGGAGGGTATACAAGGTAATGTAAATGAATCAAAAATGCAATCAGCTATTTTTGTCGGTATAGATCAACCTATAGAATTAATGGGGCATAGAACTAGCGAAAAGGATTTGTTTTCTTATAAAATGACAATCGAAGAAGAACTCATGTCTTATTACCCTGGATCAGCTATGGCATTTACACCAGATCCAGAACCAGATGAAGCATTTACTTCAAGCGAGCCAGAAACAGACCAAAAAATACTTTATGATTATTATCGATACGTGATCTTTTTAGATAACATGAAATATTTTTATAGTACAATTCAAAATAACAATAATAATTTTTACATTATAGACATAACTGAAAAGATTACAAAACAGTTTCCTAATCAAGATACTGATATTGACTCAAGACAAATAGATCTTGAGTATAATTTTTACAAAAGTCAATTTTTTACAAAAAAAAGCATGCGTGTACTTGGAGAATGGAGCTATGACTTTAATTACCCAAAAATTGACACAAGTTCAGGAGGAATGAAAGAAGCTACTTTTGCAGAGCCAGGAAGACCATCTGTAACTTTTAAATATAGAGATATTAACCTTGAAAGACCTGACATTCTTGTATTATTAGACTTAAACGGAAATGAAATAAAGTTTACGCCAAAAGTAATTACAACTCACTTTAAAGAAGGTGACAACCTTGTGTCTAGAGACACAGACAAAGATAAAATAATTTTTGATTTTTTTATAAATAATCTAGAGTTTTTTTATGACTTGCAAATATTGATGAATAGAAAATATATTGTTTTAAGTTATAAAGATGATGTTAAAAAATTAAACTTTAACATCGAAAAGTTTTTAGACGTTATCAAAAAAGATCCTGAACAATCGGTTTATAATAAATTAAGTTTACTAGTTAACAACAAAATAGATAAAAATTTAACATATGCTATTGAAACAGAGAAAAAGAAAAAGAGAAAGAAAGACAAAGGAGGATTTAATTTAAAAAGCATAGACTTAGATTTTAAAAACAATAAAATAGATTTGTCATTTAAATCAAAAAATAAAGTATATGTAACAAAAAAGGGCAAAATTCATATAGAAGTAGGATTTTCAATTGATCTAAAAAAGTTTGTAATTGAAGATTAAAAAATAATAAGTGTAAATTTACTTTTTTGTATATATGATTTATGCATGAATACTAATATATTTACATTATACAACATAAACTATTTAGAGAAATACAACAAGTTTATCTGTATGTTTAAAAATTATAACATATCTGTAAAAGATGTTATTCCTGATCATTTAGAAAGTAAATACGAAGAAGACTTGTCTTTGTGTATAGAAGAACTTAAATCTGAAGATAATGATTATAACTTTCATAAAGTTTACGAAAATCACGTTTTTTTTCTTAACAATCTTAAACCAGCTAAAATTAACACACTAGCTTATAAAGCTTTTCTTGAAATTGAAAAAAACGAAGTAGTAAAGTCAAATTTGTTAGCTTTTAAACCTTTTAAAGGTTTTGCAAATGTTGTTAGATATAATCTTTCTAATACAGTAACAGGTAGACTTACAGTAAATCAAGGTCCAAATATATTGACTCTTCCAAATAGATGTAGAAAAATATTCGAATCAAGATGGGGAAGTAATGGAAGTCTTTTAAGCGTAGACTTTAAAAATCTTGAGCCTAGATTTGTTAAAAAGATTTTAGGAGAAAATGTAGAAAACGACATTTATAACGAAATATTAAATATGCTTGATTTTAAAGAAGAAATTGACAGATCTTTAATTAAAAAAGCAGTAATATCTGTAATGTATGGCAAGTCAACTCCTATTGAAGGAATATCATTAAAAAGATCAGAAATAATTTTGCAAACAACAAAAGATTATTTTAATTTACATAAAATATATGAAATTGCAAACGTTAAATATTTTGAAAAATATAGAAGAAACTATTTTGGAAGACCTATTTTAAACTACAACGAAGAAAAATCAAATAAAATAATTAATAATTTTATACAATCTTCAGCTGTAGACCTTGCAATGATTTATTTTAATCAATTAATTAATACGTTTGATGAAAGTTTAACTAAACCATGCTTTGTTATACATGATGCTTTTATTGTTGACGTACATAATAATTATTTAGATACATTCTATAAAATAACCTGTAATGGTTACAATCATGATAAACTAGGAAACTTTCCAATAGAAATAACGCACTTTACAACAGGAGAAAAATTAAGTGTTTAAAGAAAGAGATATTGAAAGCTTATGGAGCAAATACGAAAACTTACTAAAAAAGTTAGAAGACGATAATATAAATACTTTGTTAGAAGAACAAGGACAAAGAATAATAGAAGCTTCTTATTCGCAAAGAATAAAAGAACCTTTTTGTGGTATTGGTGGATTAGTTGAATATTCTTTAGAACTAGCAAAAACTTCTAGCGCAATAACAAAAGCGCTTAACTACGACTTAAATAAAGCTTCTTTAATAAAATGCTCTTTACTTTTAGTTTTAGGTAGAATTGGTACATTTAATCTTGATAGGTTTATATTAACAACATCAGACTGGCACAAAGAAAAGCTTGGTCAATATTATGATTGGAACGAAGACTGTCCAAAGTATCAAGTTAACGATATGACTCTGTTTTTATTACAAAGATATAATATTAGTTTATCATGGGAAGAGTGGCAAACGTTATCCCTGGTTAAAGATATGTCTTCAGAAGATAATAAGTTTTATAATTTGCATAAGTCTAGATTGACTTTGGTTTTACAATTAGCGCACGAAGCTGTCATGAAAGATGAAAAAGATAAAATAGATGGAGTATATACTGTACCTTTTTAATAAATATATAATATAATAAAAGGTTCAGATATGCAAGATATATATCAAAAAGTTTTTGAAAGACTGCTTAATGAGTTTAGCTCGATGGGTGGAGGTGCAGTTGGAGGTGTTTCTACTCCTCTTGGCACAGGACCGCAAGCTGGTGTAGGTAAAAAAAGTATATACAAAAAATCTACAGCAACAGATAAAAAGCACAGGTCAAAAGGTAAAAAGAAAAAAACAAGAGTAAAGTCAGTTCAATGGTATCTTAAGCACGGAGGTGTAAAAAGCAGTAAAAGATCTTTAAAAGAAAGCTTTAATTTTCTTTTTGAAGCTAGAACACCTCAACTAGAAAATCTTTCTAAAGATCAACTTTTAGCTTTTATAGAACATATGTTAGGCAATGCTGTCGAAGGCTATCAAATAAGCATGACAGAAAAGTTTAGTGGTCAACACGTTTCAGTTTTAGTTGGACCAGATGATTACAAAAAAGACAAGAAGACAAATCAAACTAAAAATACAGGTCCTCAAGTTTTTATTGCGACAAAAAAATCTTTTGATAAAGCAAAATCTGATAGATTAGAAAAAGGTTTGTCCGTATCTAATGTTGATGTTATGAAAACAAAATACAGTGACATATATACATACGATGAGTTTAAAAAATCAAGATATCGAAGGCATGCAGGATATAACTGGTACCTATTTTTAAATAGATCCGGCGCTTCTCGTAGCATTTATAATGCTTTTAAATACTCTTACCCACACAAAATGCCAAAAGGCACTTATAAATATTTTGGTGTTGAGTCACTCAAGTCAGATGATAGAAAAGGTGACTATATATCGTATAGCATACCTGGCAGAAAAGAATACGCTGTTGTATACTCAGGAGACTTTACTGAGTCTGATGCTGAAGCAATGACAAATCCAAAATACAATATTTACTTTATGGGTCCAGAACAAGCAGTAAGACTACCAGAAATTAACCAAGAGTTTATTGATGTGCTTTCGTCTTTAAGACAACAAATTCAAGATCATTCGTCTGGATCATTTAAAAAATTTGTTACAGAAAATATAAAACCTCAACTAACTGAATTAATTATAAATTCTTTAAGCGGTTCTTTAATTGCACCTAACTCTCCTTTTGAAGGACTTTTTGTTTCCATTAAAGATCAGATAGGATTTAAAATACCTAACCCATCTTATGGTAATTTACAAAGAATTCAAGCACCATTTGCAGCAGCATTTGAATATAAATCAGTTGATCTTAGAGCAGCATCACAAAGTCTATTTGAAGTTGCTGAAGCAATTAAAATGCAAGATATAACTTTAACTACTAGCGATCAAATAAAAAAGAATTCTACTGGCTACAATATTTTAAATTATGCAGTTACACTTGGAAACTTATCATTAAGATCTGGGTTAAGAGTTTTCTTTACTCCTGAAAGCTTCCAGTCATTTACTAATGACATAGTAAGTCTAATAAATAATCCAAGTAAAGGTTTGGCCAGTAAAATTATAAAAACAATGTCATCTTCAGTTCAGCGCAATTACAATTGGCATGTTGTTAATTCTGGTGACAGTTATAACAACCCGAATATTACAACTATAGCTCAAGCTTTTGATGACTTATGCACTAAGATAGAAATATTAAAAGAATACAGAAAACAAAAAGCAAAAGAAGAATTAGAGTTAGAAAAATAAAAATAAAAATTAATGTGTAAATATTAAAATTATATTATATTATACGATCACAATTGGTGATCACAAATCAAATTAAAAATTAACCAATTAAAAATTAAACAAATACAAAATGAAAGGTAACTATTAATTATGGCAATTAACATGGACGCAATTCGTAAGAAGCTAGGACAACTAAGCGGTCAAAACTCAAAGAAAAACACAATGTGGCGACCTGAGGAAGGTTCTGAAACAACTGTTCGACTTCTTGCTTATCCAAATAACGACGGTCAACCATTTAAAGAGCTTATGTTCTACTATAACATTGGCAACAACCCAGGTCTTTTGGCACCTTACCAGTTTAACAAGCCTGATCCTATTCAAGAACTTATTACAAAGCTTCGCGACGAAGGTTCTAAGGAATCATACGAACTAGCAAAAAAGCTTTATCCAAAGATGAGATGCTACGCACCAGTAATTGTTCGAGGCGAAGAAGATAGAGGTGTAAGACTTTGGGCATTTGGAAAAACTGTATATCAAACTCTTCTTAATTACATGCTTGATGAAGACTATGGCGATATTACAGATCCTCACGAAGGACGCGACGTAAGAATTTCTTGTCAAAAGAATCCAGGACAGACATGGGCAACTACTGACGTAAGACCTCGAGGTAAAGATTCACCATTGTCAGAAGATTCTTCAAAATCAAAGCAATGGCTAGATAACATTCCAGATGTTAATGATCTTTTTGAACTTAAAACTTATGAAGATCTTGAGCGAATTGTTAACGTATGGCTTAATGATGACGAAGAAGAAAAGCCTGAGACAACTCGTGGTGGCTCTAGTTTTAGTAAAAATGATGATTCGCCAGATGCAATTAACGGCAAGTACAAGAGTTTGGATGATGCATTTGCAGATTTAGATTCACTTTAATTTAGGAGGTCAAGTAATGAAGTATATTGTTTTATTACTTTTAGCTTTTAATCTTTCTTGTGGTTCATCTAATCAAGCTGCTAATATGCCTAAATGGGTTACATCACAGCCTGAGTTATGTGGCGTAGGTATTCATAAGCAAAGAGGAAATCTTGGTTCTGATCGTTCTTTTTCAGTTGCTAAAGGGAGACTTGATTTAGGTAAAAAGCTAGAGACAAAAATTATGTCTATGATGAAGCTTTATGAAGAAACAGGAGAAGTCGAGGCTGAAAGCTTTACTGAAGAGCTGGCTAGATCTGCTTCTGTTAGCTTATCAAAGACAGTCGTAAATGGCTCTAATCCAGAAAAAGTTGTAGATGATGGTTTGTACGTTTATTCTTTGGTATGTTTAAAGCCTGGTGCTTTAACAGAAGCAATTGGAGATATGAAAACTCTAAGTCATGCTCAGAAAAAAGCGCTAGCAAGAAGAGCTCAATCAGCCCAAAAAGAGCTGGCTGAGTATATGGAAAATTATTAATTTAGAAAGTTACACTATATAATGGCAAAAGCTAAAAAAAAAGAAGAGTTAGATGACTTTACATCTGACTTAATAAAATCCTTGAATAAGGAGAGAGGCTCTAGAGTCGCTTATAACTTAAGTACTGATGAGTCTCCAACTCATGTTAAAAGATGGATTAGTACTGGATCAAAACAATTAGACTATATTATTTCAAATCAAAAAGACGGTGGATTACCTGAAGGTCGAATTGTAGAGATATTTGGTCCTCCATCAATTGGTAAATCACATATTGCAACACAAATAGCAAAATCTACCCAAAAAATGGGTGGTATTGTGGTTTATATTGATACAGAAAATGCTACTTCTGTAGAAAACCTTCGAATGCTAGGTGTTGACATAACAAGGAGATTTGTATATGTTGATACTCACTGTACTGAGGAAGTACTTTCTATTGCAGAGTCTACCATTATAAAAGCAAAAGCGATGGATAAAGACGTACCAGTTACCATTATTTGGGATTCTGTTGCTGCAACTAGTCCAAAAGCAGAGCTAGTAGGTGACTATGACAAGGAAAGTATTGGATTGCAAGCCAGAGCAATATCAAAAGGAATGAGAAAAATCACTGGTGTTATTGCTAATGAAAAAGTTCTTATGGTTTGTTTAAATCAGATTAGAACAAAAGTTGGTGTAATGTATGGTGATCCAACAACTACTCCTGGCGGTATGGCAATACCTTTCCACAGTTCAGTTAGAATTAAATTAGGTGCTGGGTCTCAAATTTTAAATAAAGAAAAAGAGCCTATTGGTATTAATGTGTCTGCAAAGACAATCAAAAATAAAGTATCAGCGCCGTTTAGAACATGTAACTTTGAAATTCATTTTGGTAAAGGTATAAAAGAACACGAGCAGATGTTTGACTTGCTAAGAAAACATGGACCAGAAGAGATTGGAAATTATCATATTGAAGTTTCTGGAAGCGGTGCATGGAAAAACTTGCTAGTTTCAACATTGGACTCAGGTGAAGTAATTGTCGATAAGAAGTTTTACAAGGCTGACTTTGACCAAATTATTTCTCATGTAGAGTTTGGTCAATATATTGATATGTTACTTGAAAAAGCTATGATTCGTAAAAACGAAGTAGACGATCCTGACATTGACCCAGAAAGCTATTCAGAAATACAAGAAGTTGCACGCCACGTGATGGATGTGCATGAAGATGCATTTGAAATGTTAAAATAAAATGTTAGAAAAGCCAGTAATTTATATTGATGGCTTAAATGTTTTTATGCGACACTTTGCAGCTAATCCTACAAAGTCACTTAACGGCCAACTATGCGGTGGTATAGTTGGCTTTTTGCGTAATATAGAACATTTATCAGCCAAGTTTAATCCTCAGAAAATTATAGTAGCATGGGAAGGCGGCGGCTCATTAAGACGTCGTAACATTGACCCTAACTACAAAGAAGGTAGAAGACCTGTAAAGCTTAATAGGAGTTCATACTACAGTGATATACCTGATACATCAGAAAATAGAAATAATCAGTTAAAACTATTAATCGAAATACTATATGAAACTCCAGTAACACAAATATATGTTAATGATTGTGAAGCTGATGATATTATCTCTTATCTTGTAAAGACTAGAAAGAAAAAAAATAAAAAAATAATAGTGACATCAGATAAAGACTATTATCAATTATTAGATGAAAACACTAAAATCTGGTCGCCTAACAAAAAACAATTAATAGACGAAAAATATGTATTAGATAAGTGGAATATTCCAGCACAAAACTTTTGTTTAGTAAGATGTTTTGCTGGTGACTCAAGTGATGGTATCAAAGGTATCAAAGGTGCAGGAATTAAATCTATGTTAAATCGATTTCCAGAATTGTCGCAGCAAAAAGATTTGTCTATAAGTGATATTATTAGTGAAGCAAATAAAAAAGTAAAAGCAGGTTGTAAAATAAAGCTTATTGATAATATAATAAATAATGAAAATCTACTAGAAAAAAACTGGAAATTGATGTATCTAGACTCAGCTATGTTGAGTGCTTCACAAATCAAAAAGATTAATCATCAATTTGAAAACAAAGAAAACAAAGTTAATAAAATGAACCTTCTAAAAATTATGAATCGTGAAGGTTTAAACTTCTTCAATATTCACACTTTTCTAATATCAATTAATTCATGTTTAAGGAATAATACTTAATGAGTCAACAAAACTTTTCTAAATTCGGAAAACCTTTTCAAGAAAAAGTTTTTCAAAGTATGTTAACTGATGCTGCATGGTCAGCTCAAATGATTGAAGTAGTTAGTCCAGATTATTTTGATCTTAAATATCTTTCTTACTTGTGCGGAAAATATTTTTCATACTACGAAAAATACAAAACTTTTCCAACTCTTGCAATTCTTATTACTATCATTAAAGAAGATCTTTCTAAGTCTAAAGATGCAGTTCTTAGAGATCAAATTATTGAATACTTGCACAGAATGAAAACTAACCCAGACATGGGTGACTTACAATATGTAAAAGATAAGTCATTAGAATTCTGTAAAAGACAAGCATTTAAAGAAGCACTTGAACAAAGTGTAGAACTTATTCAGACAGAGAAGTATGAATCTGTTCTTAACATAATGAAAAGTGCAATTTCAGTTGGTATGCCAAATACTGCTGGCCACGATTTCTTTGATGACATTGAAGCTAGGTTTGTTCAAATCAATAGACAGGTTTGTCCAACAGGTCTAGATAGAATTGATGCACCAGATATCTTGCGAGGTGGACTAGGTAGAGGCGAGCTAGGTGTAGTTGCTGCTAATACTGGTGTAGGTAAATCACACTTCTTAGTAGCAATGGGATGTGCTGCAATGCGTGCTGGTAAAAACGTAATTCATTACACTTTTGAACTATCAGAACACGAAACAGGTAAACGATATGACTCTCATCTTTGTCATATTCCTTCTAACGAAATAATTGAAAGAAAAAGAGAAGTAATTGATAAATATAAAGAAATGGATTTAGGAAAGTTAATTATTAAAGAATATCCAACAGGCTCGGCTTCTGTATTAACACTAAGAAATCATATTGAAAAGCTAACACTCAAAGGTTTCAAGCCTAGCCTTGTTACAGTTGACTACGCTGATGTTATGAAGTCATCTAGAGCTTATGATTCCTTAAGACATGAGTTAAAACTAATCTATACAGAATTGAGAAATCTTGCTGTTGAGTTAAATATTCCTATTTGGACAGCATCTCAAGCAAACAAAGACTCATCTAAATCTGATATTGTTGGTTTAGAAAACTTAGGTGAGTCTTATGGTAAGGCTCAAGTTGCTGACGTAGTTCTCTCGATTAGTAGAAAGCCTATGGAAAAGTCAACAGGAGGAGGACGTATTTTTGTAGCAAAAAATAGAGCTGGTCGTGATGGTCTATTATTCCCTATTAATATTGATACAGCACGATCTAAATTTGAAATACTTGATGATACTGAATTAACATTAAATGAAGCAGTATCTCAAGATAATCATACAATGAAAGAAAAACTAAGAGAAAAGTGGAAAGAGGTAAATCAAAAAGATGGTTAAAATTTGTTTAATGGATAGTTTAAAATTTACGTTAGAAACAAATAAAATTAATGTAAAAGATTATATTCCTGCATATAATGGAGAGAGTGCTGGTCTTGATTTATTTAATGCTGGCGATCGAGTGACAATTTTACCTCAATCAGTTCTGCCTAAAAATAACAAGTTGTTAATTGGAACAGGATTAAAAATGCAAGTTCCTAAAGGATATGTAGCTTTAGTGCAAGAAAGAGGATCAATTACAAAAACACCTTTAAAGGTAAGAGCAGGCGTAATTGATAGTGGATATACAGGTGAAGTTTTTGTTAATTTAATTAACACAGGTTCTGAAGAGTATACACTTGATTCGAATATAAAATTACCTGTACAAATTGTAGTTGTTAAATGCGACAATCAATTTGAAGTTGTTGGTGAGGAAGAATATTTAAACTTATCTCGAGATTCTTCAAGGAAAGAGGGAAAAGTCGGGAGTTCAGATTAGTATAAAGGAATTATCATGAAAAAAGAATGCTGTGGCATTACGATAGATTTAGGTTACGATAATAATTTAACAGATTTTTCGAAAAAGCTTCTTCGGGATTATTACATGCAAGATCACGAGGAATCTCCGCAAGAAAGCTTTGCAAGAGCTGCTGTAGCGTTTTCTTATAATCACACAAATAAAGAATATGATTTGTTGTTAGCACAAAGAATATATGACTATGCTGCTAAAGGATGGTTTATGTTCAGTTCGCCAATTTTGTCTAATGCACCTATGGTGGGCAAAAAAGAATTAGGCCTTCCTATTTCGTGTTTTCTAACTTACGTAGATGATTCTCTAGAAGGTTTAATATCACACTCAGATGAATTGCGATGGATGTCAGTTAAAGGTGGCGGTGTAGGTGGACACTGGAGCTCTATTAGATCAAATAGCAGTATTTCTCCAGGTCCAGTACCTTTTCTTAAAACAGTTGATAGTGATATGACTGCTTATCGTCAAGGTAAAACTAGAAAAGGATCATATGCAGCTTATATGGATGTTTCTCATCCTGACATCGTAGAGTTTCTTAACATTAGAGTTCCAACAGGAGGCGATGTCAACAGAAAATGCTTTAATTTAAATAACGCAGTTAATGTAACAGATGAGTTTATGCAAGCTGTAGCCGAAGGTGGTGAATGGAACTTAATTGATCCTAATGATGGCTCTGTAAGAGATACACTCGATGCTAGAAAATTGTGGCAAAGAATAATTCAAATTAGGTTTAGAACAGGTGAACCTTATATTAACTTTATTGATGAGGCAAATAGACATCTGCCTAAGTTCCAAAAAGACCTAGGACTTAAAATTCACGGTAGTAACTTATGCAATGAAATACATTTAGCTACTTCAAAAGATCGAAGTGCTGTATGCTGTTTAAGCTCTTTAAACGTTGAGAAGTTTGATGAGTGGCAAGATTCTACTATTGTTGAAGATCTTATAGAGTATTTAGACAATGTGTTACAATTCTTTATTGATAATGCACCTAAGCACTTAAGCAGAGCAATTAAGTCTGCTGAATTGGAAAGATCACTTGGTCTAGGAGCAATGGGATTTCATGCATATCTTCAATCAAAGAATATTCCGTTTGAATCAGGAATTGCTAAAGCGGCAAATATGAATATATTCTCACTTATTCAAGAAAGAGCAAAACAGAAAACTTCTGAGTTGGCAAAATTAAAAGGTGAGTGTCCTGATGGTGTTGGACATGGCGTAAGAAACTCGCATTTATTAGCTATTGCTCCTAACGCAAACTCTTCAATTATTGCAGGTACTTCACCATCAATAGAGCCATGGAAATCAAATGCTTATACACATCGTACTAGAGTAGGATCTTACTTAGTTAAAAATCCACATTTGGAAAAAGTTTTAAGAAGTTATTGGACAAATCAAGACAAAGACGGCATTGAAAGATGGTTAGATAAACAGTGGAAGTCAATCATTCTTTCAGAAGGCTCAGTTCAACATTTAGACTTTATGACTGACTGGCACAAAGAAGTATTTAAAACAGCATTTGAGCTTGATCAAAGGTGGATTGTAGATCATGCTGGTGACAGACAAGAATTTATATGTCAAGGACAAAGCGTTAACTTGTTTTTTCCTGCAGGAACAGACAAAGCTTTAGTAAACGCAGTTCATCTGCGTGCTTGGAAAAAGAAATTAAAAGGATTATATTATCTTAGAACAAACGCAGGCGCATCAGCTGAAAAAGTTAGTCAAAAAGTTGAACAAGATAAATTACAAGACTTTGCAGATCCTGACGATTGTTTGAGTTGTCAAGGATAATTATATTATACATACATTTTACAAAGGTTAAACAATGTCTTTATTAAAATACAATAAAACTTATAAGCCCTTTAGTTATCCATGGGCAATGGAAATTGCTGAGTCACATGAAAAGATTCACTGGGGTAGCTGGGAAGCAAAACTACAAGAAGACGTAAATCAGTGGAAAGGTGGCAAAGTATCTTCTGAGGAAAAAAATCATATTACACAAATTTTAAGATTGTTTACACAGAGTGATGTTCAAGTAGGCGGTAACTATTGTGATCTGTTTATTCCTAAATTTAAAAATAATGAAATTAGGAGTATGCTATTGAGCTTTGCAAATCGTGAAGGCACACATCAACGTAGTTATGCGCTCCTTAATGATACATTAGGCTTACCTGAAGAGGAGTATAGTGCATTTTTAGAGTATAAACAAATGAGCGATAAAATTGAGTTTATGCAAAAAAATGATGTTTCAACTAGAAAAGGCTTAGGATTAGCACTTGCACAGTCAGCTTGCAATGAAGGAATGAGTTTGTTTTCAGCTTTTGTCATGCTTTTAAATTATCAAAGATTTGGTAAAATGAAAGGTATGTGTGAAATTGTTGAGTGGTCTATTAGAGATGAAACAATGCATGTTCAAGGAATGACTCAATTATTTAGAGAATACGTAAAAGAGCACCCGAGAATTGTTAATAATGACTTTAAAAAGTCTATATACAAAATGTATAGAGAAGCTGTTAAGCTTGAAGATAAAGTTATTGATTTAGCATACGAAATGGGTGACATTGAAGGTCTAGACAAAGAAGAAGTAAAGCAGTACATTAGATATTTAGCTGATCGACGTCTTATTCAACTTGGTTTAAAACCTAATTTTAAAGTTAAACATAATCCACTAGACTGGTTAGATTGGATTATTAATGGAGATAGTTTTAAAAACTTCTTCGAAGGAACTGTTACAGATTACAATGCAGATGGCATGAGTGGTGACAGTTGGGGTTGGGAAAATATTACAGCTTAAGGAAATTTATGAAAACAGAATTATTATTTTTTAGTGCACCTTGGTGTGGCCCGTGTAGACAAATGAAGTCTATGCTTAATGAAAGTATAAAAAATGAGTTAAACATGAAAATAATTGATATTTCGCAAGACATGGAAACAGCAGCAAAATATCAAGTTATGAATGTTCCTACTTTTGTCAAACTTCAAGACGGAGAAGTAGTATCTAGAAAAATTGGATCTGCAACAATTGACAGCTTAAAGTTATTGTAATAAAATTAAAAGCTTATATAATATTAAAAACAAAAAAGGAAAATAATTAATGAATTTTTTAACTGAAGTTTCACCTTTAATTAAAACTCTAGAACTCAAACAAGAGCCTGTTATTATTACAATTAATAACTTTGATGAAGAGTCAGCTTCTGCTTTTTCTGAAGCAGTTAGTATTGCTCATAACACAGGACAAAAAGTTATTCCAGTTATTATTGATTCTTATGGCGGACAAGCTTATTCGCTTTTGTCAATGATTTCAACTATTAAATCAGCCAGTATTCCGGTTGCAACAATTGTTAGAGGTAAAGCTATGTCTTGTGGCTCTATTTTGGCGACTTTTGGTGATGATGGACTTCGCTTTATGGATAAAGACGCAACTCTCATGATACACGATGTATCTTCTGTTGCTTTTGGTAAAATTGAAGAGCTTAAAGCAGATGCAAGAGAAGCTGAAAGACTGAACAAAAAAGTATATACAATGATGGCTAGAAATTGTGGAAAACCAGACGACTACTTTTTAAATCTTATTCACGATAAAGGCCACGCAGATTGGTTTCTAGATGCTGAAGAAGCAAAAGAGCATAACTTAGTACAGCATTTAAGAGTGCCTAATTTAAAAGGCACAGTATCAGTTAATATTGAACTTGAATAATCAATAATGCACTTTCATGTTAATATATAGTTTTATATAATATTTAAGGTTTGAAATGAAAGACTTGTTATTAGAAAACTATATAAAAGAAGTTATGTATAATCTTCACCAAGAAGATCTTTACGAAATATCGCTAAAAGACTTAGCTCCTCAAACGACATTAGAGGCTACTTTACAAGCTGGAATATTAAGCATTCTAGCTATATTTGGTAATGAATTATCAAAAAAAAATGAACTACCTCCTCAACCTAAAGAGCAAGCTGAAGTAATTATGGATGCTGTTGAGCAAGAAGCACTTAGAAATCCAAAGATTAAACAAATCTTAGATAAAAGTAATTTACAAAGTGTTGAAGATGATCTTGCTAAACAGCTTGAAAAAGAATCTATTGAAGATATTCATAGAAAAATGTCTTCAGCAAAAGAAAGAAAAATTAGAGACTGGTTATCAGATAAATCTGGTGGCCACGAGGTTTCATATGACGGTCATATTTTGTCAAGAAAAGATTATGATTATTTCAATGTCCTTAATGATGACAATATAGCACACGGTCGCGAACCTTATACAATGGATCAGTATCAAGATCTACTTGCAACAAAGAAAAAAGTAGATGCGCAAGAAAAAAGATTAGAAAAAATATCTCAAAGCTATTTTAATGAAGAAACAGGAATGCTTTACACAGACGAAGAGACAGGAATGCCTGTTTTTGACCACTCGGCACTAGGTCAAGATGACGACAAAAACTTCAGTAAAGAAAAATTTATAGAAGACGCTACAGGCATTGCATTAAAATTATTTAAGATTGAAAATTCTGATGTCTATCCAAAAGGTAGTCCTGAAAGGTTTGCTGTTTACAAAGAGAGGCAAGCTTTAGAAAAAGCTGAGGGTTTTATTTCTCATTTAGATGAAAACGGTGAGTGGCAAGATGGTGACGTAATGTCTAAAGAAGAAATAGCAAGATATTACAAAAATGCAGATCAAGCAGTAAAAGATATAGTTGGTCAGCACTATTCTGATTTAGAAAACTATGACGATGAAGAAATGTGAGAATATTTTATAATGAAAGACTTGCTATTAGAAAACTATATAAAAGAAGTTATGAGTGGCCTTTACAAAGAAGATCTTCACGAGATATCGCTAAAAGACTTTTCGCCAAAGACAACACTAGAAACAGGATTACAAATAGGCACTTTAAGCTTGCTAGCTTTTTTAGGCGTTGAAATGAATAAATCATCTGAATTACCTACAGAGCCAGAAGCGCAAGCTGAATTGGTTGTTGATGCTGCTGAAGATTTAGGCATTTTAAGAAGCAGTGACTTGGAAAAAACTGAAGAAGCTTTAGAAGACGCATTTGAAAAACAACCACTTAAAGTTGTTTATGATCAAATACCTGTGAAGGATAAACATATACTTAGAAACTGGCTTTCTGATAAAAAACAAGGTCATGAAGTTTCAGTAGAGGGTCACATCTTATCAAGAGAAGATTTTAAAGTATTTCAGGATTTAAATGACGAAAATGAAATGAAAGGTTTAGAACCTATATCAATTGAAAAATTCATGGAAATGCTAGAGAACGAAAAAAAATGGGAGAAATATCGTCTAGAAAAACTAGCGCAACGGGAAAAAGAAGAAAAAGAACTTGAGAAATATGTTAATTATTTTGACAGAACGCCAGAAGGTATTTCGTTTGACTTTGAAAAAATTGGTTTAGATAAAGATAAAAGTAAAAGCCCAAGACAGTTTATTGAAGATGCAGAATATGTTTCAAAATATCTTACTACATTAAAAGGGATGGACGAAACAAAATCAAACTCAAAAGATTATGCAAGTGTTTATAAATTAGATCATACATTAACTTCAAGTGTTTCTTTTTTATTATACATAGATGAAGATGGATATTGGAAAGATGGCACCGCAGCTTCTGCACAAGATATGGCGAGATATTATGAAAGTGCAAATCCAGATGTCAAGGAAATTGTTGATGCTTATTTAAGTGATGACCAATAAGTTTATAAAAGGATATAAAAATGGAACAGTTTAGTACATTAAATAAAAACAAAGAGTATGTTAGATCATTACAGCAAGAAGTAGGTGTTAGCGCTGACGGTGTTTATGGTCCTAATACACATAAAGCAGTAAGGAACTATTACGGAATGCCTGTAATAATGCATATGGGAAAAGTAGTTCCTATTGATGCGCCTTTAGAAGTTGACTGGTCAGCACCGTTATATGAACTTGATGACGGAACTAAAAACTGGTACATAAGAAAGTCAGATCCAACTTCCATATGCGTTCACTGGGGAGGTCTTAATAGTAGACATTGCTATAATGTATTTAATATGGCTAGAGGGCGTCATGTTTCTTCTCATTTTTTAATTGGCAAAAACCACAAGTCAGGTGAATTTGAAATTTTGCAATGTTTAGATACAGGTCTTGCAGCATACCATGCAGGTAAGTTTAATAAATACTCAATAGGTATTGATATTTGTATGCACCCGGACTTGCGTTATTGGGATAAAACACAAAAATGGTACCCAGATGCTTACAAAGAAGTAATGGAAGATATTGATCCAAGAGTAGATGGTAAAGAGATTGCTATGATTGGCGATGAGTTTGCTGATTTGTGCAGACAATTCTTGCAATCTTTAAGAGAAGCAACTGGATTAGATGAAAAACCTGTATGTGAATCTTTTAATGTTATGTCTGTCAAAGAAGCATCTAAATATAGCATTGTAGGGCACCATAATATATCAGCTAAAAAATGGGATGTTATACCTTGGGCAGAAAAGCTTTATTATGATTTAGATGAAGATTTAGTTTAAATTTATATTTAATATATTTGTAAAATTAATATATTTGTCATATAATTTAATTATAAAAAAAAGGTTTTAAATGACAAATATACATTTTCTTTATGATGACAATATTGGTAAAGTTGAATTAGTCCAACATATGGGCGAAGATATAACTGTTGTTAATTCTGCTAGAGTATCTTTTGGTGTACAAAAAAATAGTTTAGATAGTAAAGATGAAAAACTTATTAATTACTTAATAAAACATAAACACACATCAACACTTGAACATAACATAGCCACATTTAGAATTAAAGTACCTCTTTTTGTAAGATCACAGCATCATAGACACAGAACTTGGTCGTATAATGAGATATCTAGAAGATACACAGACTCTGACATACAGTTTTATGAGCCTGTTGACTTTAGAACTCAACATAAAAGCAACAGGCAGGCTTCTAATATTGAAGACACAATTAATCCTTTAATTCAATATAAAACTGAATATAGTTCTAAACCTTTTCATAAGACTGCATCAGATGCAATTGCTACTCATCATAAAAATTCTCTTAAGCTATTTGACCAATTATTAGATGCTGGGGTTTGTAGAGAGCAAGCTCGTGGTGTGCTTCCTCAAAATTTATATACAGAATATTATGCGACAGCAAATCTTAATAATATCTTAAAGTTTATTGACTTAAGAACACATGATGGCGCGCAATGGGAAATACAGCAGATGGCAAATGCAATGCTAAATATTATAAAAGACTTATGGCCTGTTACTATTTCTTCGTATCAAAATAATAAATAAAATAATATTTAATAACATACAAAAAGGACTTATTTTATGAAAAATAAAAAACTAGATATGTTATTAGAAGCACACTCAGATTTATTAAATACGTTAGTTAGGTGTAGAATCAAAATTGAAGATCGAGAAGATCCAACAGTTTTAGATATAATGACTGATATGAGAGCACTACCAGGAATAGTAACTGTTAGACAAACTAGGCCAATATCAGATATAGTATCTTCAGAAGGACATAGAATAATAGAACTAAATGTTTCTTATATACCAACATTTATTGATGCTTCAGATACGTTTTTAGAAGCAGTTAGATCACTTAAAAAAGTAAAAGGTGTTGAAATGATCAAAGTAATTGAACATGATCAACAACAAATTAACATGAAATTACAAAAAAGACCATTAATACTATAGGAGAAAAATGAAAAAGCTACATGACACAACAATTGCACATATTGCCAAAATACTTCAAGTTGCAATATTGACAGGTACAGATATTATTGATCATCTTCGTCTAATTGATTTAGAAGAAGAAGGAGACTTTCTTGTTTTAAACTCTGATTATTCAGATAATCACAACAAGTCAATTCAAGAAATGTTAAATCAGGCAAACAAAAGACAAGGTGATGATGACAAATAGTGATAAATTATCAATAATCTTCAATAAAAGAGAAGATTTTATGAAACTAATAAAAGAAAAGTTTCCAGACACATATCCTGAGTGGCCAGTCGATTTATCAGAAAAACAATCTCAAGTAACATGTCGAGAAACTGCTCTTAAAGGTGTTGAAGAAATGTTTGAGGCTTTAGGGCATTTAAAAAATTGGAAACCTCATAGAGAAACTAGTATACCTGAGATTGACAAAGAAGAATTTTTAGAAGAAATAGTAGATGCATTTAATTATTTTTTCTCTTTAATTATCTTAATGGGTGTTGACGTAAACGAATTTTATGATGCATTTAATAAAAAAGACAAGATAATTAGAGATAGACTAAACAAAGGATATTAAAATGAAATCATGTGAAAGAAGCATTACTAAACTTTTTCTAGAAAATATAGAAACACTCAAGCCAATGCAAGACACTCAAGTTTTACCTGGTACTAATCGTAAAGAACTAGATAAAAACAAGCAAGACGCTTCAGATATGCTTTCTGCTACAAACAATACTAATTCTTCTGGTCAAGGAGAAAGAGCTGCACGATTGCTCAAGAAAGCTTCTCTAACACCACAAACATGGGGAACATTATACCAAGTTATTGAAGACTTTAGAAATGATGTTGCAAAACGTGATAAATTCAATAGAACAGCAAATCCTACACAAGTAGGAATGGCCTCAGTTTTGCATATATTGTTTTCATTAGTAGTTGAAACTGATCTTCTAATTGAGCCTTTAGATGTAAACATAATTATAAATACATTTAAAAATAATTTTACAAGCAAAGAACAAGTAGATGCTTTAGAAAAATTAATAAACTCACTAACATAAATTTGCGTGTAAAATTAAACAAATTATATTATAATAAATTGGTAATAATAAAGGAGATAAATTTTGCCAATTAATAATAATCTTAAACAAGTCACTCTTCCAATGGAACTCAAGTTTGATCAAGTTCCTGTAACTAATTATATTAACAACCTAGAATCACTTAACATTGAATTAATCGATGGTCCTACAAGAGAACAAGCACAAAAAATTGCATGGCACATGACAAAAGCAACTTGGGCTGATTCTCCTTCTGAGACTTCATTTGAAAATGCTTTACCAGAAGAAGCTTCACTTAATTTACAAGATGTTCTTAATTTTAGAGCACTTCCTACGCCTATGGAATGTTTAGGTTTTACTTTTAAAATTAGTGGAATTGATACACAAACTGTAACACACTTAATTAGACACAGAGCTGGCTCATTTGCAGCACAGTGCACAGGTGATCGAGACCTTAGAAATGATAATGTATTAGTTCCTGAGTCTGTTGAAAACTCAGATTTTCACCACCGTTTTATTGAAGTTGCTGCTGCAGCAAAACAACTCTACTCAGACATGGTTGACTCACGCGTTGTTTCTCTTATGGATGCAAGAGTTATTTTACCTAAAGCACTAGAAACTTTTTATGTTGCAAGATTTAATCTTAAAGATTTAATTGGTTTTATTCGACAACGTCAAGATGTACAAATTCAACCAGAAGTAGACAATATTATTGCAACGCGTATTGCAAAAATTGTTTGTACAGCAATACCTGAAGTTTCTACTTGTTTAAACTTTGAAAAGCCAGATATGCACTATGTTCGCACTTTCCGTGTTGAACTACCTGATGGAACTTTTACTTCTAAAGGTACAAACCTCTATCACCCAGAGCCAAAAAATGATTTATTTGACTTTAATGAAAAAGATTCTATTTATCCTTGCAGACGTGAAGAAATTAATGGTAACAAGTCTGGTGAAGAAAAAATCTTTACGAGAATGTGGAATGATGATGTAAATGCTGTAAATCAAATTAAGCAGCAACTCGACAATGAATTTTAAAACAGTTACAGATAGCAAACTTTTTTGTAAAACAGTTAGAAACATAGTAAAACAATTACATAAGGAATATTTTAATGAAAAAGATTTATTTAGCTAGCGGATGGTTTAATCCTGTACAAGCTGAAGAGTTAACTAACTTAGAGGGTATTTTTGATTCAAGATCTGATCACTTTGAACTTGCTTCACCTAGAAGAATTTTTGTTTGTCCTCCTAATGCACCTAAAGAAGTTCAGGATGAAACTTTTAGTGGCAATTTGCATCACATTGAAACAGCAGACTTTTTGCTCGTTAATACTCGTGATAAAGACATTGGAACAATTTGGGAAGCTGGCTATGCATTTGCATTTAAAAAGCCAATTATTTATTTTTGTGCAGGCCTTCCAGAAGGCGCTAAGTTTAATCTTATGCTAGCCAGAAGTGGTATTAAAGTCTGCACATCTTTTGAACAATTAGAAGAATACTTAGACAGAGTAATCTCTACAGGCGAACTACCTAATGAGCCTTATGCAGACGCAATCGAGTAAAAAGTTTTGGTCTTTTAAAGACACAAAAACACACAAGAAACTAGATGAAAGATATTTGACTAAAAATACAATAAGATTTTTTATTTTTGACAAAAGCTTTTTGTTGCAAATAAAGTGTAAAGAAGATAAAAATAAATCACAATATGTAATACCTTACAAGTTTATGTCAAATATGTGGCCAAATGGTTTTTATACAGGCCTTTCAGACAATGGTACTGTTAACTTTACTGACAGAGACATTATACGTGTAATAGGATAATATAGATGATAAAATATAAAAAATTATTTAAAACATACTTCTTTCATAACATGTTTGGTCACCCAATCATGCAAATCTTAAACAGCGTAGGTAAAAGAGAATGGGCAGACTTTGTTCATGATTACACTTTACCTAAAGAAGGTGTCGACAAAAAAGGCACAGCAAATACAGAAGATGATGTACCAGAAGTAAATAGAACAACACCAATAACAGAGGATTAACGTTTTGCCAGAAGGACCAGAAGTAAAATTATTTGTTGATAAGCTAAATAATAACTTTAGATACTTTATGATTAAGTCTGTTGAAGTATTAAGTGGTAGATATATTAAAAAACCTATACAAAATATAGAATCTTTATTTGGTAAAGAAATTGAAAGTTTTAATTGTAAAGGCAAGTTTATTTGGATTAATCTAGATAACGTAGTTATTTTTAATACTTTAGGAATGACAGGTAACTGGTCTAGAAGAAAAACAGATCATTCAAGAATAGCAATTAACTTTTATGAAAACGATACTGTTTACTTTAACGATGTTAGAAATTTTGGTACATTTCAAATCAAGTCTAGACAAGAGCTTTTAAAAAAGCTAAAAAGTTTAGGTCCAGACATGTTATCTCAGCCACCAAGCGCATCAGAGTTTTTGGTTAGATTAAGAAAGAAAAACAACAAAGATATATGTAGTGTCTTAATGAATCAAAATGTAATAGCTGGAGTTGGTAATTATATCAAGGCTGAGTCTTTATGGTATTCTAAAATTAATCCTCATTCGCTAATAAAAGATTTAACAGACGAAAACCTGGAAACACTTAGAAAAGCAATATTATTTGTTATAAATAAGTCTTATGAAGAGCAAGGTGCATCAATAAGAGACTATTATACATTTGATGACGAAGAAGGCACAGCAACAACAGGTTTTGTTGTATACGGTAAGTCTAAAGACTATAACGGTCATAAAGTAATAAAAGAGCAAACTCTTGATAAGAGAACAACTCATTGGGTAAAAGAAAGACAGATTTATGGAGTTAATGGACTTAAAACCGGGTGACTGCATTAAATATAATTTTTTATATTCTAATGAAGAAGAGAAAATTGGTTTAATTACAAAAATTAAAAAGGATAACAATTTTGCTTTTATGATTTATTTAATTGACAATAAAGGCGGAATTGATATTATTCCATTTAATATCATGGAGTACAGAAAAATATGAATATGTTTGTTTTGGACGAGTTAGCTAAAAAAGCTGCTGAGTATCACTGTGATAAACATGTAGTTAAAATGATTCTTGAGTCTGCACAAATGAAGTCTACTGCACATTGGCTTCACTTGCTTTGGTCTAACAACAAAAGTCTAAAAGACTTTAAAAGAGTTAGAGACGCTAAATCATGGTTACTAGAAAACACAGACCCAGTATTACATCCACCATATGCAATGACCCACGTCAGACACCCATGTACACTATGGGTCTCTTCAACAGTAGAAAATTACATGTGGCACTATGATTTGCTGTTTTATCTCTGCAAAGAATATACTAAAAGATATGGTAAAATACACAAAACCGCTAATTATTTAAGCTGGTTTAAAAATAATATTCCTCAAGGTATGAAAAGTAGTGGATTAGAAGATTTTGTAATTTGCATGAAAGAAGAATATAAGATAAACGAAGATGCAGTTGCTTCTTACAGAAATTACTACAAAAAAGATAAAGTAAGATTTGCTAAGTGGAAATTAAACAATGTACCTTCCTGGTTTTAGATGTCCTATATAAAAATAAATTATAACTATTTTTTAGATGATGAAGACATAGGAAGTCTTATAAGTGTAAAATCAATGAATTACTATTATAATATTAAAGAGGAAATCAAGTACTCTTTAATATTGTCTTTTAAGTACGAAAAAAACGTTAGACCTACACACATGACAATTCTTAAACCTGACTGTAGCAGAAAAACAATTCGTTTAGACTATGCTAGTCTTGATATTGAAGTAAAAGTTTTGTCTTCATTAAATAAAAGTTTTTTAAAAGAGTAAAAATGAAACATGTATATAGTTCTTATAGCGACGGTTTAGAAATAGGTGACTTAGTCTATTTTAAATTAGTTAATCTAGCTCCTTTTACTTATACTAATAGTAGATTTAATGTTCTAGTTTTAGATAGAGAATTTTTATATTCAAACGATACAAGATATGGAATTAGAAGCTTTTTTAAATATAAATTTTTTGATATAGCAAACAATAGAGTTTTTGATATTGAAACTAAAAACATTAGAGTACTTAAAACATTTAAAACAGAAAAAGGAATTATTTAATGAGAATAGGAATTACTGGAGAAAAAGGCTTTATTGCAACTAATTTAGCACAAGAAATTATTAATCAAGGACATATATTTGTTTCGCTAGACGAAGCTGACTATGCACAGCGTTTTATGAATTACACAAACTCAGAAGAAGTTTGTGTTTATAGTAATAACGTAGAAAGATGGACGAGATTATTTCAGAGATTAGAACTTGATTGTATTGTACATAACGCAGCTGTTGTAGGGACTGATGTCGTTGCTTTAAATCCTAAACATGCTATTAATACAAACGTTTTAGGAACACAAAATATTGTTGAAGCAGCAAATAATTGTAACATGCTGATTGTTTATACAGGAACAACTGTGATTTATGACACATACAAATATCAAGAGTCTGATATTTTAGAAAATAGTGAAATATTTCCTAGGACAAACTATGCTGTGCAAAAATACGCAGGTGAAATGACTGTAAGAAATAACGCAAAAGAATGGCTTGTTACAAGACCACTGTTTGCTTATGGCGGAATTGGTGATATGAACTCTTTAATCGCCAAGTCTTTATTTGGAATTAAAAATGGAATAGAAAACATTGATATGTTTTTAGATCCTCAAAAGATTAAAGATTATATGCATGTAGAAGACTTTTGCAACAGTGTCGTAAGACTAATTGA